AGCATGTTACCAGTCTTGAGATTGATTGGCTTTTGATCGTAAAAGACCGCCCACACACCTTCAGAGGCCAATACTTGTTCGGTCTTATAGGTTTGTTTCTCAGTGTGCTCAATTAGAACTAGCGGTTTGGGTCTACTCATATTTTCTCCCAAGTTTATTTATCTAATAAACTAGGTGTTTTTGAAGCTTCCACCTGCGAGTTCTACCGTAATCACTTCATTGGAATTTGTAGCGGTGCTTGAACGTAGTTCTTCTAAAGTTACTAATAGTTTGGTAATGTCTGCATGCAGATCCTTGGCATCACGAAGAGTCATGATAAAATCACGTTGATTGCGTGACTCATGTGCCTTGATGGAATCAATAAATCGATGTATATGTAAACTCATTTTTTAAGATATGGTTTGAGATCAGGAGGAGTCCAGCCCACGGGCTTGAGTACCTTGCCATCTTCACGTTTGCGTACTTTACCAGTTTCGTGATCAATCTTGGCAAAGTTGGTCCGCATGACTTCTTTCCAAGCCCCTTCGGCATCTGCACCCATTGAGTGGATGGCACCAACAGTCACAACCAAAATGTCAATTAATGCATCTAACTGTTCTACCGGATCTTCTGACAATGTTGCCTCTAACAGTTCCTGATGTTCTTCGGTAATAAGATTAGTATACAAGGCAAATTGTCCTTCGTTGAACTTGTCCACAGTTTGGTCACAAGCTCGCATAAATTTTTCTTGATCACGAAACGGATTGGTCACGTGCCTGCTCCTCAGTGTAAAATGGACCTTGATAGGTATAACGTTCTAGCACAATCAGTTTGGGATTCTGTAGCACTTTCCAACTGCGATGTTGTTTGATCGAATACCATCCGGCAGCAAACCATGATTTTGATTTGTTTGTTTTTGTAAACAACGGCAATTTTAACTGCACATTCCACATGCCATTGTGTGTTCGGCAACCTGTAGGATAACCATGCACACGATCTTTTGGAATAGGTGTGACATGTTCTGGTTCGGCAAATTCAATATTGGCTTGTCGCCGTAACATTCGAATGGTTTTAAATTTAGCAACCTTGTTGCGGATGGTAAGAGCAAATCCACCATCCACAGCTTGAACGTTGCCAATTTTTTCATCATCTTGTTTGAGTATCCAGTATTGATTGTCAATTACCGGTTTTGCTACTATCATTTCAATGCTCCTTGATATGTTTGATTCAGCCAGCGACCAATTGGTTCAGCTTGGTCACTGAGCTTGGTGAGTTCATACTTGCCACAGAACTTGAGGAAGTGTGCGCCTACCATGCCTATGTCTTTGTTACTAACTTGTTCACAGATTACTGTGTCTACTACATCTTTGATATCTTGTGGTTGGGCTGTGAGATCAATCAGCGTGACGTTGCGTTCGTAATCTGTTAGCACCTTGTGTTCAACCTGTTCGTGGTCAGACCAACGTTGCAACATGAGATTGTTCCAAGAATATCCTTTTTTGTCACGATCCTCAAAGGCTTCTGTAAGTCCCACTTGATTTTTTGTGCCTTTCACACGCACCCCTGGATACGCAGAAAATACATTGTCACCTGGATCACCGCGCATGCATTTCATGAACAGCACCCATTTCTGATAATCAGTCGGCGCCACAAAGCTCTTGTCGGCTTTGCCTACTTTGATCTTTGAATTACTTTCAATCGTAAAACTTAATTGGTTGCCTTTGGCATCTGTTACGCCATCAACACTAAACAGGTGATCGTTTATGCCATTGTATAATTGACAATTGGGTGCAACCAACTGAACGAAGTCTGAATCACTGCTGACAATAATATGTTCATCTTGGGGGTGTAGTGCAATCCAGCGGCCTATGATATCGTCCGCTTCTGCTGTTGCGCAACGAATCACGCTACAATTTGTTTTCTCAGACAAGTATTTAGTCAGTTCATCATAGGTTTCCCAAAACAACTTGTCCTCTTCTGCTTCAGTTTCACTCATGGCACCGCGGGCCACAGCACGATTGGCTTTGTAGGGCTTGTAGTAGTCTTTGCGCCAGCTACGACCTTCCAGTGCGAAAACCACGTGATCTACACCAAAGCGCCTGGCTACCTTGTTGGCGCTCATCATGGTTAGATGAAGTGCAAAGCCCAATTTAGTCCATGTATCACTGGCCCTGTGCGCCGAATGTCGGGCACGGAAAAACATGTTGGCAGTATCAATCAGTAGATATTTCATTAGGGCGGCCCAGAAGTTTGTGTTGCTTCAAGTATTGTAACACATATTCCGACCAAAATCTATGGCCATCGGCTCCAAAGTGGTAACTTTTGGGATTCACATGCTTGAATCCGTTGTTTTTAAGTATGGCATTCCAACTGTGATCTCTTGAATATGGCTCAATGTAATGCCCTTGCCAATCTCTTAGATTAAATAAATCACTAAATGTACTGTTGCCACTGTAGAATAAATGTCGTACATTTAGGTCTTTTAACCGGCAATGCAAGTGCCAGATTTTGTTATGCCATTCATCTGTTTTTTGAGTCCAGTTGACGTCTAAAATGTACTGACGATATCTATCTTCAAGCTCTGGTGGTACCATGTCCACACCACTGGCGTTTACTTGATAGCATCGGCCTTCGTATTCCCATTCTTCTCGTTCCCAAGTGGTCCATTGAATTACCATCACAGTGTCATACAAGCGGCTATAGTTCTCATGAATCCACTTGTTAGTGGTACGCAGTATGCGATCATTGCTGGCTGCTGATTCAGCGTCACAGTAAAATTCAGTGTTGAGCATGCGACTCAAGTGCCGCCCCCAGCTGGCTTCCAAATTGATTGGATGTGGTCTACGGTCAATACCATATCTACCATCATCCACAGCAAAACAATCAGGCACCACCGCTTCGGCAGCCGCTGTGTGACTGCATCCATTTACATACAGTATCATTTTTGCAATAGTACTTTTTCTGTTTCGGCAGCTACCACACGCTTGCGTAGGCTTGAGCTTGAGAATGAATGATCTCTGCTGTTGAACACATGTTCGATGTGTTGCCCTACACCTTCATTGCGGCCAGTAAAGTTGGTATCTTCGTATTCTTGACCAAGTATGCGTACATCAATTGGCAAGGTTAGTATTAGATCAATTAAGTCTTGTTCGGTGGTGTAAACAACAATTTCATCTACAAATCGGCAAGCACTTAGTTGTATCTGGCGTTCCACAATACTTTGTACAGGGGGATTTTTAATTCCTGGCCGATCAATGCTGGCATCGGTTTGCAGTCCAGCAATTAAGTAATCGCAATGATTCTTTGCTTCGGCCAGCATGGCAATGTGTCCGGCATGAAGCATGTCAAATTGACTGAATGTGATGCCAATTTTTTTACCTTCGGCTTTGAGGTCTTTAATGTGATTGAATATCATGATATTTCGCTCCTGCCATCGCCAAGATCTCGCTTTTGAACATACATGCCGGAGTTCTTGATGGCTTGTTCTTGTTCCCATGTTTCCATCACAACATGGCGGCATACATTTTGAAACCAACGGTCAACAATGTCTCCGTCGGTGTCTGTGGGCTTCATCATGTAGCCAGCTTTTACCAGTCGAGCCACAAAGATTTCATTCCAGTCTAGTTCAAATGCACCTTGATGCAAGTTGTTGGGATCTACATCCATACTGAGCACAGCCACAAAGGGCTCGCCCTTTTCGGTAGCAATTTGTTTTTCGGACTTTACTGATGCTTTAACCTCTGGCATAGGAGGAGTCTTACTAACTTCTGGTAGTTCACGCTTGGTGACCTTTTTCTTTTTCTTAAACCATTCAAACATCAGTCCTGCCCCATTTAATTTTCAACCAAATACGTTCGTGTATGTAGTAATCAACACTCAATAGAACATGCAATGCTGTGGCAAATCCTGCTGAATTTCCCAAATTACCTGTGAACAAGTAAGTCCAAAAGATTGTAAACAGCCATGCCGTCAATCTGTAGGTAAGCATCCTTACCACTGTGCGTTTTTTTGTTTCAGACATTTATTTGCCCCACCCGTTACCCCAAAGATCCACATGCAATCTTGGGCTGTACCAGTAACCTCGTTTGAGTGCTTCGTCAGCAACGTGAATTCTATTGCCGTCATACACACTAACAACTCCGCCAACTGGCATCACAAAAACTGGTCCACCAAATCCACGATTTCGATAGTCGTCAACAACCACATCAAGCTCTTTGAAGTCGTCAATGTGTCCAACAACAAATTTCAAATATGTAATGCCGTGGGTTTCGTACTCCCAAATGATGTCAGGCTTGATAGCATCTTCATACTTTTCTCCACTGACAGTGAGTTTGGGACTCACTGAGAATGTGATTTCGCCAAACCAGTTTGTCAAATATTGTTTGAATTCTCTTGACAATTCTTGGGTGCCGTTGGTTTCAAACGTAACATGCCGCAATCCACGTTCATGCAACATGTCCAACAGCTCAGGGTATGCACGTTGCCAACCCAACAGCGGCTCTCCACCTGTGATGACCAAATGCACTGGATTGCCATTGGGTTGTTGCCAATTGCCATTGGGCAACAACGCAGCCATTTTATCAACTAACTCTTGTGCAGTGTATGTGGGACTTAGATGTTTAAAATCTGGGTGCCAACTTGCATACGAGTCGCAACCAGTTTCTACTAAGGGCAGTTCCTCAAATGTATTGTACATATGAACAATCTTGGCCACCTCATCAGCACCAGTAGACTTTTCACCGGGTTTGCATCCAAATCCCGAACACGTAAAGTTGCAGCCGAAGGTTCTTAAGAAGATAGAAGGAACTCCAATATAGCGTCCTTCGCCCTGGGCAGAATAAAATAGTTCACTTACTTTTAATTTCATTGTTTATAACCTTGTTACCTTTGACATTCCTGATTTCTTAGGATTCTTATTTAGATTGATACTTTCATCATGCATTTTAACACGAGTAGATTGTTTTGTCACCCAACCCGGTAATACTGCATCTAAATAGGCCAAATGTTCTTCAGGGCTGGGGTGTGGGTCGCCATCTCTGTTGGGCCAATCACCAGGAAACAACACTGTTTGATAGCTAGGAAGTATTGAGCCTACCACATCTTGATAGATATTTAGAGAATCCAACACATCCATAGATAAAAATTTCCATTGCGTGTTGCGAATTTCCAACAATGTTTTTACTGCTTTGATGTAAGCCAACGATTTGATCAACAATCCGTGACTATCAACATGATTGACAAGATAATCTTTGTTATAGATTGAGCAGGTAAACATGTTGCCTAATGTATGCCAGCGACCATTAATATATCTATCTTCTCGACTAGGAGTAGTCCAACACACAATTACTGTATCATCAGCGTTGAATTTGCAACGTTGATCAGCTTCCATCACACTGTTAAATATAAACTCATTGCCTGCACCGCTTTGCCCCCAATTTTCAAAGTGATCAAATTCTGGAGCAAGACAATCTGCCCAGGTGCTCCAGCGATAGTTTGTGAAACTACAACCAAACGTAAACAGTCGGCGCATTGTTAGGCTGCTAGTTTTGCCCTGGCGCCAGCATCTCCGCGTTTGGCAACGTCCACCTGCGTGTCAGCGTTCAGGCATTCAACTGTGGCTTTTCCAAAATTTCTGCGTCTAGCAAAATAAAATAGTTCTAAGAAACGTGGAAAACTCATGGTTTTATCTTCTGGAAACTCCAGTTGATATTCTCTTGGCGCATGTACAAGTTCGTGATCAAAGCTGAGATATTCCCAGATATTGTAGTCTAGTTCCAAAACCTCAGGATAGGTATTCATAGCATCGTATGCCACATGGTACCTGCGTTGGAATCGCATGATGTTCTCCAGCAACACAGGCGGCAAATCATAACGACTCATGAACTTTTCTAACATGTCAAAGATATTGTGATTTTGTTTTTCCACATGCATGTTCAACACAGTTCTGTGTATGAGGTTCCATCCGTGAATTTCAATGCCAATCTTGGGGTGATTGATGCGTCCACTTGTCATCCAACTGCGATAGTACTCGCGAACTTCTTCTTGTTCGCGATGGATCCATTCATGACCTTGAACGTATTCAAATAGGTCTGCATAAAACTCGCTGTAAGGCACACCCTGATACTTGAACACCAGTCGACTCAACAGTGTGCTGATACCATTGATGTGGAAGGTGTTAATAAACCATGAAAAAATATGTGCTTCCATCATGACATCAAACGGCATGTCTTTGGTGCCAGTGATAATGTCAATGGCTTCTTCAATGTGCTCGTTAGAGTATGATCCAGAAAAATAGTCTGTTACACTTTGATTGGTAATTTTGAACAACTTCTTCTGCAACAGATTCATCTCAGCATTTTCCAACAACTGAGCCTGGAACACAGTTAGTCCAGTATGATTGCCCATTTCGAACAAGGTCCAAAAGTTTTTCTTCCAAGACTCAAGACTTTCACCAGGTAGGCCCAAGATAAGTTCAGTGTATGTTGGAATGTTACGTTGCTCACACAGCTCAAACACTTCGTTGAGCTTGTTCATTTCCATGTTTTTGCGACGAATGTTTTCCAACACATCCAAGTCAAGACTTTGCACACTCAGCGTTAGACCTTGATTGAAGCCTCGAGCATCCAGCAATTTTTTAACAATGTCTACAACTTCTTTCTTTTGATTCTTGGCCCAGGCCACTGAGAAAGTTCTTGGAGAACCGTACTTTTCTTGACATTCAATAATCTTGTCTGCAATCAAACTGTCACGCTCGGCAAACATACCAAAGTTAGCGTCGGTAATTGATATGAAATCAAAGTTGTGCTTGGCCATCCATTCCAACTCATGGTACACACGTTCTAAACCAAACTTCTTGACCTTGTTGTATGTCAATGAACCCCAGTCACAAAATGTACAAGCAAATGGACAACCACGAGAAGTTTCTAGTGTGCCTTGCCACATGATGTCAGGATTTGCAGCCATTAGGTCATCAAATACACCTGCCAGATACGGGCTAGGAATATCTTCAAGAGTTTCAATGCGCTTGGCATCGCCAGTGCTTATAGCTTCGCCGTCTCGATTGATCAGCAAGCCAGGTATTGATTCCCAGTCTTTGCTGTCATATGCCAGCATGAGATTTCTAAATGTGATTTCGCCTTCGTAGCAAATCACAATGTCCATGAACGGTTCTTTGCGAAACAGGTCTTTGTCTGTAATTGCAGGTTCAGGTCCGCCAAATATGGTCAACACGCTAGGCTTAATTTCCTTGAGCCTGCGAGCCAATGCATAGTTGAAATTATGATTCCACACATAAGTGCTAAATGTCACAACATCATTTTCAGCCAGTCGTTGTGCAATTGGCTCTATGTCGTCCCGGCGCCAGACCCATTCAGTCACTTCCCATGCATCACGTATGCTGGGTTCCGCAACTGCATAACTCCAGATCACACCTGCTGAGTATGGCAGGTAGTAGGCGTTAAGTTCTTTGGGACCTTGTTGAAAGTTTGGTTGTACCCAGGCAATTTTTCTTTTCATGCATTATTTACTTGTTTTTGATCAGTATCTTTTTTTGTAAAATGCGTATGGGGATTGGCAAATTGAACCATTTGGCTGTTTACATCGTTTTGTGCTAACCTTTCCCAAGGATCTTGTGTGCCATTAAACACATTGGTAAAGAATGAAAGATCCATGTCTAATTCACCGCGCATGTATGTGGCCAGTTTTGTACAGTCCCGGTGGCGCAAATCCATTTGTTGATAGCTGTGAAAATCCAATGGATCCTCAGGACGACCTTCTAGCATGGCACGATTTTTAAATGTTTCGTCGCCGTTGTTGCCAGTCAAGTCATGGCGGTCATGTTCTACCCATACTGGAATTCGTTCCCAAATATCCAGCATGTATGCCTGTTGACTTAGCCATCCATCTTGTGTGGGATGAGGACTGATGTATCCCAGCAAGTCGTACCACTTTCGAGGAACAATTGGAAAAATTGAGTAGGGGTGGTCGTTGTGAGTGTGAAATGCCAACAATCTAAACTTGCCATTGTATTTCAAAATCTCACTGTCCCACCCCTGAGTTTGCATGATGGCATCATCATTCCAAATAACAAACCAAGGAGCCAAGGCTTTCTCGGCCATCTTGTTGTTGTAGATGTGCAATCTGATATATCCCAATGGGTCAAACAACATGGCGGTATAGTGGTAACCGTGTGAGTCTAACCAAGGTTGTAGTTCAGTTTGAAAGTAAGTTTTGCCCTTGTCATCATCTTTGTCAAATCCAAACATGATTTGCAACCGATGAGGATTGTCTGCTAATTCAAACAAACTGCGAACACTTTTGCCCAACGCATCTGTACGACCTCGTGTGGCCAACAGTAAAGATATATCAAATTCTTGTGCCATAAATTCCTACCAATTTGATGTAATTATGCTTGATTTTCAG